TCCATAGTGCTTCAATCTCTTACAGATAGCACCATCACCGCAAGCAGGCTCCCAAATCTCACCAACAAACTGCTCACGATCTAGCAGGGCATCAATAGCCCAATCAGGGGTCGCATAGAAGTCATCCTTCTCTCTGTCTGGATTACCTGCACCTGCTAGTCGCGTGAATTGCTCAAGACTCAACTTTAAACCTCGTTTCTGCTACCATAACCAATCTACCCATATCTTGTTCTCTCTCAATGATAGGTTTCATCGTATCCATGAATCCTGGAATGTACCCCATCTGATTTATAATCAGAACATCATGATCGATCTTCTCAATATCAGTATGGTCTCCCATCATGAGTTTGTAGTAAACTTGATTGATTTCCATAACATAGATTGAGCAATTCAATGAGTAAATTGTATTGTCTAGACCAGTAACATCATAACCATCTTTGGCAAGTAAAATGTTATTGATACCGGCACAAGTGCCAATGTCTAGAAACTTTTTACCTCTAAAGTAACTTTCATGCTTTACCACAGTATCATAGATTGCTGTGCTATGATCGTTTGGATCAACATGACCGTGATAGATGTATTCAGGAACAAGTATACCCCTAATGTTGAGAAGTTTCCTTTGCTCCCAAACCGCCCTATCAGATGGGTTATAGTACTTATAGATATGCTCGGTTATTTCTTGGTCGTTCATTTCTTGTAAAAGTCTTCTATCATCTTAGCCAACTCTTCTTCAGAAGGTGGTTTGCGTTTGCCACGAAATTGTTTACACTTTTTCGAATGTTCGCGTTTCTTTTGATTATATTCATCAAGAGTCATAGAATAAATGGTTTTCTTATCATCATCCCTAAACTTAGGATAATTTCCTGACCAACCATAAGGTGAACTTCCACCTGTTCTACGCGATGACTTTTTATACATTATGCAAAGAAGTCCTCTAGTGATGACACTTGTTCTGTCTTCCATCCAATGCTGTCAAGAATGATCCGCAGAGGTTCGATGAAAGACTTCTCGAATTGCATATCATAGTCGATATACTTCTGAATGTCAAGCTCTTTCGGCAAAACAGTAGGGAACGAGATAACATTCGACTGAATGGTATTTGGTTCCTTCAGATAGATAAACTTGATCTTCTCGCCCTCAAGGATCATTGGATGTGTCTTCTCAAGACCCATTCGCTTGATAAGGTCATTGTAAAGCAAAGATCCACGCACATGAATTGGAGTTCCTTTAGCAAACACAGAACGCTTATCTGCGAACTTCTCAAGACCATTCACACCACGAGGAAATGCAATGTCGGCAATTGCTCTACTGCGGAACTCTTCACGATATGTTTCAATCATGCTGATCATATCATCTTCGGACTTGTTCAGAATGATGTTAAGTGATTCCCACAAAATCTTACGGCAATATGCCGGAGTAGATGACTTGACCATTTCAAGTCCCATCACCTTGATCTTGGGATTAGTATACTCAACACCTTCATTGTTATAGACGTTTAGAATGTAACGCTTCTTGGCAGTCCAGATACCCTTGTCTGCCAGAGCCTCACGCTTCATTTGCATTTTTTGTTCGTAGGCGTTAACATATCCAGCAAGTTCAGAATAAGCAGCGTCAATAAACGGTTGGATCTTATTCTCACACGCCTTATCCATAAAGGTGATGATTTCTCTTGTACTAGCAGATGGTTTCTGTGCAATAATAGTTTTGCACACCAACTCATTAAGCGATAGGTAAATTGAATCCGTATCTGATGCAATAACATAGTCCTTGTTCTCCGTCTTGAGAAGTTTGTTCATATACTCATTTATCTTCTTCTCAATCCAACGAATAGACAACTGGCCAGCAGTAGTAATTGCTGATGCCTGTCTGATATCAAAGAAGCGGAAGAACTCGTTACCCAAAGCACCGTAAGCGGAGTTTAGCGAGACTTTCTTTGCCAACTGAAGATTGTTGTATCTGGCAATACGCTTCTCAATCTCGAAACGCTTTACCTTATCAGTCTCAACTTCAAGTTCTTTCTTTGCTGCAATTGCCTTCTTCTTATAGACGGAACGATCATTATACATGCTCTCCATAAGTTCAGGCAAGAACCCATGACGTTCTCTTGTGAAGAACTGTCCGTTAGGGGTTAAGGTGCAGTTGCAAGATGCCAAGCCAGCAAGATCAACATCGACAGACAAAAGCCTGTCAACGGAAATGCCAGCAGATAGAATAAGTCTTTGTTCATCTGTATAGTTCTCCGGTTCAATCAGTGTATCAGGACTGATATTGTATTGCATGATTAGATGAGGATACAAACTGTTCAAGTCAAAAGATGCAACCCAGCGATGCTCACCAAGGATAGGATCCTTAACGTGGGCACCAACATATGCTTCATCCTTACTATGACGTTCACTAGGAGGAATAACAATATTCTTCTCCTTTAGGTGATTGTAGATAATAACGTCCCACATACGAACCTGTGCGAACACATCGTCATAGTTACACTTGTTATCATACGCAAGAGTTAGTGTTAGTTCGATGAGTTTCAACTTCTCATCCAACTTGTCAACAAGTTCAACGTCTCGAATGTTATACTCAATGAACTTCTGATAGTTGTCCTTATAAAGAGTGTGAAGTGAACCATACTCTTCATATGACAATTTACGACCAACACCTTCAACTTCACCAATAGCATCAAGTTTATATGACTCTTGTGAGTTGCCACCAGGTGCAAACTTCTTGTATAGTTCAAGATAGTCAAGTACTGAGATACCAGAAGGCATGTACGCCATCTGTTCACGGCCCATCATGAAGACGCTACGTTGTGATAGATAATTCCAAGGAGAGATACGCTTTGCGAATGTCTCACCAAGAAGATTGGTGATGCGATTAACAAGATAGGGAACGTCGAAGAACTTCACGTTCCAACCTGTAACGATATCCGGATAGTCATAAGACCATATATCAAGAAATGCCTTGAGCAATTCAGACTCATCACGACACTTAATATAAGTCACATCGCTGCGAGTGTTTTTGAACTCACCACATCCGATTACCACAAATCCGCTTTGATTGGACTTCATGGTGATTGCTGTGATTGGTTCTCTTGCAACAGCAGGATCGGGGAACCCACTCTCAGAACCCACCTCAATATCGATATTGGTAATGTTGATATGATCGATATCCCAGTCAATATGACCAGTGTACTCATCAGCAATGAACTGATATTCATAACGCTGCATACCAAAGATTTTGAATCCTTCAACGTCTTTGTACTGATCAATAAACTCACGACATTCGCGCATAGTTCCAGGTTTCACCTCTGCAAGATGATTACCATGAACGTCAGTGAATTCGGTGGGTTTAGAAGAAGGAACGAAAAGAGAAGGAAGATACTTGACCTTCCTTCTCTCTCTTTTACCGTTCTCTACACTTCTCAGCAGGATGTTTGAACCATGCACTTGAACGTTAGTGTAGAATGATTTTGTCATTATGCCTCTTAGGTTGGTAGAATTAGACTAGACTGAGGAACCACGATGCCTCCAAAGATGGAGTTGTAGTGTGTCAGAATCTCCTTGATAGGGGTCATTATAGCAACAATATGAAATTTGTCAAGCGTAACCTGCTTGTCATCGCTAAATTGTGCCCAAGGTGCTAATCCAATCTGTGGCTTCTCAGGGTCAACGCGAGAAGGAATCATTACCACTCTAACAGCATTCTTAACAGTAATGTCTGTGGATAGTTCGTCACCAGTCTCAATAACTTCGGCAAGAATGTCTTCACCGGTGAGAAGTTTAATTAACTTGATGTTTGCCATCACTCAATCTCCATAAGATAATCATATACGTTAGTTGTGACCCACTTCGTAGGAATGTGTGTCATCTTGTTTCCACTTTCAGTCTTATAGACATACTTGTTATCGTAGTCCATGACCTTGGCGATCTTCTCCCACTTGCCGTCAAACTCACGCTGTCTGAATGCCGTTTCAAGAATATTCATAGTCTCTCCTTAATGGAACTTTGCTCCATTCATCTTTTCTTCTGTTGTAACGAAGAGTTTACATTCCTCATCGTCGGTGTAGAAAACAGGCGTCATGCCTGCTTGTCGATAGTCATCTGCCCACTGAAGAGCAGTATAGAAAGGACTCTCAGGTCCTGCCATTTCTGCTACTCTCTTAACAAAGTCCTCAGTAACTTCTTTGATTTGCATGTTACCATACTCCGTCCTCTATGAGTTGTGCCTTGCCTTCGTTGATATACTTTTCAGTGCAATCATCACAGATATTGCCAGTAGCATATTGACCACGCTTCAATGCATATCGCTGCATATCGAAACGTGAACCGTACTGACCTAGTATGTAGTAAGTGCCGGAATGCGCGTATAGAATTGCAGAGCATTCCTTAGTTTCGTCGCAGGTATGACACTTCATTGTATTAATCCCAGAGTGATTGATAATACTTTCCAAACAACTTCAGACCATGATTAATGCGTTCTTGA